TTAAAAATCTTCATAACGTCATTTTTGCTTCACCTTCTAAATCAAGAATTAGAAACTTACAATCTATCGGAAGAGTCTTAAGAAAAGGTGATAACAAAACTAAAGCAACTTTATATGATATAGCTGATGATATCAGTTATAAATCAAGAAAAAATTACACTCTTAATCATTTAATTGAAAGAATTAAAGTTTATAATGAAGAAAATTTCAATTATGATATAGTTAATATACCTTTTAAAAACTAATGGTCGATGAATTTTACGCAACAATTAAATTGATAACTGGAGAAGAAATTTTCGGTTTGGTTTCTGTCGAAGAAGATACAGAAAATCCTATAATATTAATTACCCATCCAGTTACAATAAAAATGATTAGTGCCATTGAAGGTTCTATGGTTAAATTAAATACTTGGTTAAATGTACCAGGAGATGATCCAGTTGTTATTAAATGGGATAGAGTTGTTACTATGACAGAAATTAAAGATAAAGCAATTATTTCAATATACAATAATTACTTAGAAGATGAAAAATTTTATATAACTCAAGTCGGAACAGCAGACAATAACGTAAAAAATAAATTAACTGATAAGATGGGATATATATCAACTGTAAATGATGCTCGTAAATATCTTGAAGGAATATATAAACAATCTACAAAGGATAGCTAATAAATCCCCTTCAACCCTCACAAAGGTATTCTACTGATAGATTAAGGTCTTGTCAAGCTCCTAAACTAATGCTATAATAGATTCAACATTAAAAACGATGTTATGGTAAAAAAGAAATCAGAACACTATGTAAATAATAAAGAATTGTTAGAAGCATTAATTGTTTATAGAGCAAAAGTTGCGGAAGCAGCAGAACTTGGAAAACCTAAACCTAGAATTACCAATTACATTGGTGAATGTTTTTTAAAGATTGCTACACATTTATCTTTTAAACCAAACTTTGTTAATTATATGTTTAGAGAAGATATGATCTCTGATGGTATAGAGAATTGTGTGCAGTATATTCACAATTTCGATCCAGAGAAGTCTAGGAATCCATTTGCATACTTTACTCAGATTATTCATTATGCCTTTCTGAGAAGGATACAGAAGGAAAAGAAGCAGTTAGAAATTAAAACAAAGATTATTGAACGATCAGGATTTGATGAAGTTATGGTCGTAGATGATACTGCTCTTTCTGGTGCTAGTTCTGATTATAACACTATTAAAGATAACGTACAATACAAGTCTTCCAATAGATAACAATGGCAATTGATGACGATGTAAAAATTTCTATCAACCTCAATAAGTTGGTAGAAGCAAGAGCAAAACTCTTGACTCAATATGAAGATTACTCAAAAGCAGTAGCAACTGGTGAGTATCTTGATGAAAATGATGTTGATAGAATTGCAGTTAATTTAAGAGATACATTAACATGGGATGCACTATTTTTCATGGTAGATGGTGCAATACTAGATTATATGGGTTTAAAAAATCCAAACAAACCTAATTATGGTGAGACTGCTGGTGATGAACCTGCTGCTACTTATGAGAAGAATCGAAAACAATTTAAGATGGTTAAATTAGAATCACCATCATGGACAATTGAAGTACCAGTACGTAAATAATGAAAGTAGCAATAATAACTGATACGCACTATGGTGCGAGGAAGGGTTCTAAACATCTACATGATTATTTTGAAAAGTTTTATAATGATATTTTCTTTCCTACATTAGAGAAGGAAGGTATTACTACAGTACTTCATTTAGGAGATATATTCGATAGTAGAAAATCTATAGATTTACAAACTTTAGAATGGTCTAAGAGAGTTATATTTGAACCACTTAAGAAGTATAATGTGCAGTCAATTATTGGTAATCATGATTGTTATTATAAGAATACTAATTTTGTAAATTCACCTGAATTATTATTGCGTAATTATTCCAATATAAAGGTTTATTCTAAACCAACGGAAATTAAAGTTGATGGTTTAAAAATACTAATGTTACCTTGGATTAATTCTGAGAATTATGATGAGACTAGTAATATGATTAAAAAATCTAAAGCAAAAGTTGCTATGGGTCATTTAGAACTTAATGGTTTTAAGGCAACTCGTGGTCATATGATGGAAGATGGGATGGATGTTAAGATTTTTGATAAGTTTGAAAAAGTATTTTCTGGACATTTTCATACTCGTTCTAATGATGGAAAGATATTTTATCTTGGTAATCCCTATGAGATGTTCTGGAATGATGTAAACGATCCTAGAGGATTTCATATATTTGATACAGAAACATTAGAACAGACTCCTGTAAATAATCCATACAGATTGTTTTATAATATTTGGTATGAAGATGAGAATTATAAATTATTCAATGCTACAGAATATAAAGGTAAAGTTGTAAAAGTTATTGTTAAGAAGAAAAGTAATCAAAAATCATTTGAAAAATTCTTAGATAAGTTATACTCTATAGGAGTACAAGAATTGAAAATAATAGAGAATTTTAATATTGAAGAAAATGAAGATTTTGAAGTAGAGGAAACTGAAAATACCATATCAATTCTAAATAGATATATCGATGAGTCTGAGATTGATTGTGATAAGTCAATCATTAAAGGTATTTTACAGAAGATTTACACAGAAGCTTGTGAGGTTGAATAGTGTTTCTTCTTACACTTAAAGAAAAAGCAGAAGAAGGTGCTTATGCCGTTCAGGATGAGTATGGCGATAAAGTACTGTTTTTATTTGAGAGAGAAGATGATGCTGAAAGGTATGCAATGCAATTACATGAACAGGATGAAGCAGAGATGGCAATAATTGAAGTTGATGGGAAGGTTGCAATTAAAACGTGTAAGGTGTATAATTACAAGTACGCTGTGATTACACCTAACGACATTGTGATACCTCCTAGAGCGAATGATAACATTTCAGAAGATTAGATGGAAGAACTTCCTATCTACAGGCAATCAATATACGGAAGTTAATTTTCAAGAATGCCATACCAATTTAATTATTGGTACTAATGGTGCAGGTAAGAGTACTATTTTAGATGCTCTTACATTTGCATTATTCAATAAACCATTTCGTAAGATTAATAAAAGTCAATTAATTAATGCGACTAATGAAAGGGAATCTATGGTTGAGGTTGAGTTTTCTATCAACAGTAGAGATTATATAATTCGTAGAGGAATAAAACCAAATATATTTGATATTGAGGTTAATGGTGTTCCTTTAAATAAGGAATCAGATGATCGTGCTAGACAAAAAATTCTTGAAGAAACTGTTTTAAAATTAAATTATAAATCCTTTACTCAAATTGTAATCTTGGGTAGCAGCACTTTTGTTCCTTTCATGCAATTGACAGGTTCTAATCGTAGGGAAGTTATTGAAGATCTTTTGGATATTAGAATTTTCTCTGCTATGAATAATATACTTAGAGATCAATTAAAAGATAAGAAAAATATTGTTAAATCGTTGGATCTTAAAAAGGAAAATCTGACTGATAAAATGAATATGCAAAATAAATTTATTGTTGAAATAGAGAAACAAGGATATGATCAAATAGATTCTCATAAAGATAAAATGAAGACATTGGGTATTGAAAATGATACTCATATAGAGATGAATGAGATTATAAAAGGTAATATTGATGATGTTATAAAGAAGCAAGAAGATGTTATAGATGCTGGAAGTAAGTTAGTGAAACTTAATAATCTTAAAGGTAAAATTACTCAAAAAGTAGCAACAATTACGAAAGAACATAAGTTTTTCACAGACAATACGGTATGTCCTACTTGTACTCAGTCGATAGAAGAATCATTTAGGTTAAATAAAGTTGCTGACGTTCAAAATAAAGCAAGGGATCTCAAGAAAGGTTTTAAGGAACTGGAAGAGACTATTAAATTGGAACAGGATCGAGAACGTCAGTTTAACAATTTTACTAAGGAGATTACTAAACTCAATAATGACATTTCTCAAAACAATACTAGAATCAGTGTCAACCAAAAACAAATCAGAGACCTTGAAGAAGAAGTTCAAACTATTACCACTCAACTTAAAAACAGAAATACTGAGCATGAGAAATTAGCAGAGTTTAAAACAAATCTCAATAATACTACAGAAGATCTAGCAACAAAGAAGCAAGAAATAATACATCACGATTTTGCATATTCCTTATTAAGGGATGATGGTGTAAAGACTAAAATTATTAAAAAGTATCTTCCTTTTATTAATCAGCAGGTTAATCGTTATCTGCAGATGATGGAGTTCTATATCAATTTTAAACTTGATGAAGAGTTTAATGAAAGTATAGAATCACCAATTCACGAAGACTTTTCATATTCATCATTCAGTGAAGGGGAGAAGATGAGAATTGACTTAGCATTACTTTTTACTTGGAGAGAAGTTGCTAGAGTAAAGAACTCTGTTAATACCAATCTTCTTATTATGGATGAGGTATTTGATAGTTCTCTTGATGGATTGGGTACGGATGAGTTTCTTAAAATCATTCGTTTTATAATTAAAGATGCAAACATATTTGTAATATCCCATAAGACAGATCTTCATGACAAATTTCAAAGTGTCATAAAGTTTGACAAAGTTAGGGGATTTTCTAGTATGGTGTCAAAAGAGATACAAGAACAATGAATACCCCAAATTGGCAGCATCACTCTAAGAAGGATGCTAAACGAAAACTTAAACCACAGGCACTACGTGCTGCAAAAGAAAGACGGAGACAGTTGATAAACCGTCTATTGAACCCCACCAAGCGTGGGGTTTCGTCGTATAATAGGTTCAACAACAAAGGACA